ATGGCGCTCGACGATCCCGTCGAAGCGCTGCTGGAAGTCGCGCAAGGTCTCGCCCTGTTCCTCGGCCGCCAGGATGGCGCGCTGGAAGTCCTCCACCAGGGCCTGGTTGTTGGCGCCGGACACCATAAAGGCGTGGTCGTGCTGCTCGCGCTGCACGTCCTCGAAGCCGTTGGTGGGCAGCGCCAGCTTCTGGCGCAGGTAGTCGCCCATCTCGGCGAAGCGGCGGCCGCCGTAGCGGGCTGGCATCAGAGCGCCTCCTCGATCAGGTCATAGCGCCCGGCCAGGCTGGCGACGGTCAGGGCCTCGGTGAGCTGGTCGGCCAGGGGGCGGTGGTCGATGTTCAGGGCCAGCAGCTGCTCGCGCAGCTGGGCGAAGCTCTCGGCGTTGTCCACCAGGTGGCGGATCCGCGCCAGGGTGCGATCGTTGGCGGCGCCGGCCTGGTTCTGTAGCTCGTCGGCGAGGGCGGCGATCTCGTCCTGGTCCTGCTCGGCCTTCAGCGCCGCGATGTTATCCAGGGACGGATGAGTGTCGCGGGAGGGCAGGAGCCCGGAGCGACCGCCCGCTTTGAGACTGGCGGCGGGGGGCTGCCCGGCCGGCGCCGCCGGGGCGAGCTGCAACACCACCTCATCCTCCCGCGCCTGGGGAATGCGGGTCTTCTCGTGCACCCAGCTCATCGGGATGCGCACCCCCAGTTCCACCAGGCCCTTGAGGGGCTCGCTGAACTGGGTCAGATCCTCCGGCTCGTTCAAGTCGAACTCCAACCGCGGGATTCGCCGTGGGCTGCTGAACGACTTGCCGTTGAGCACGTAGAGGGGGTAGACCAGGTCGCGGGTCAGGGTGGCGGCCAACGCCTTGAGGTCGGCGTCGCGGATCTCCTGGCGCACCTCGTTGTGGACGTTGCCCAGGGCGTTGGTGCTGCTCTTGCCGTCGGCCTGGCTGGTGAGGGTGCCGCCCAGGATCGCCTTGGACTGACTCTTCTCGCACCAGCTGACCATCGCCATGAAGGGATCGCTGGCGCCATCGGCCGCCTTCTCGAACTCGATATCCATCCCCTTGGGGATGATGCCGCCGGCGTTGTGGCCGATGCTCATCACCGCCCGCAGCAGGGTCATCTTCTCGCGCTCGCTGGCGCCCTCGGGGTATTTGCCCAGGCGCATCGGCAGGCCGTAGATCTCCAGGAACTCGGCCAGATCTCTGACCGAATAGTTCTTGAACAGGAAGGGCCAGGCCAGCACCCGCGCCAGGCCACGCCGGGCCAGGTAGCCGGACTTGGCCCGCGTCTGGTGGCGGATCCAACCGAAGTCGCGCAGGGCGGTGCCCTCGGGGCTGCCGTCACGCAGGCGCAGCTCGTTGCGCCGCTCCGGATGGATCTGGAACCAGCTGGGGTCGCGCCATTCGGCGCCGCTGACGTAGTGGGTCTTGTCGGCGTACTCCCAGCGCAGCTCCAGGTTGGCGAAGGATTTGAGGATGGCGTCGCCGCAGTCGAAGATGGCGTCGTCCAACCAGGTGGCGGAGCGCAGCAGCTCCTCGATCAGCTCGGCGTCGCGCTGTTCGGCGGCGCTGGCGTTGGGGGGCGGCAGGATGTTCCAGTCCGGCCCCTGCATCGCCAGGCGCCTTTTGCCCAGTTCGCTCTGGATATGGGCGTCCTTCTCCTCCATATCCTCGGCCAGCTCGCACTGGCGGATCAGGTTGCCCTGTTCCGCCTCCTTGAGGATGGTGGCGATCCGGGCCGGGGTGAGCCCGCTGGAGGGGTGCTCGCCGAAGTGGCGGTGCAGCTGGGCCAGCTTGGCGTCGGTCTCGGTCTGGGGTTCGGTCAGGTCCGGCAGTGCGAACGGCTGGCCGTTGATATCAACGATGGTGGAGGCGGCCATCACCAGGCTCCTTTAGTCAATGGGGTCAGTGCGGGAAAGTCCCCGTCGTCATCTTCATCCTGCCCGCCCCAGGGGTCGGACTTGGTGGGCAGCGCGGTGAAGTCGATGCTGCCGCCGGGTTGGGCGGCAGCATGGATTGCTAGCCCCAGCCCCCAAAACTGATCCGCGTGCCCATCCACCGTACGCTCAGCGGTAAAACGCACATTCCCGGCGGCGGTCACCTGCTTGGTCACCTGCCGCAGGTCCGCACGGATGGCCGGGTCATACGGAATCCTGATCTTGCGATCCTCCATCGCCGATCGGACGGGGTAGGCCAGCTGTTCCTTGACCGCCGGGGTGAAGTTCACGGCTTCGACCTTGTGCTCGCCGAAGCGGTCCTGGGCATCGTCCGCCCAGCCGATCCCGAGGCCGGTGGCGTCGATACAGACCCGTTGGCAGCGTTCGAACCAGGGCCAGATGATCTTTTCCTGTTCGGACTTACGCATGTTCTGCAGTCGCTCGATATGGCGGGTGTAGAGCACGTCCCCCAGTCGCTCGACCACCCAGAGCACCGTCAGATCGTGTTTGCGACCGATATCGACGCCGGCATAGAGCGGTCCGCTTTCCATCCGTTGCCACTCGGTATCGGCCCCATATTCTGCCGATGCGATCAGGTCGTATTCCAGGAAGGCGACATCGTCGTCGGCCGGCTGGCACATGTACTCCTGCTGGAAGGATTCCTCATCCGCCGCCCCGGCGCGGACGAAGTCGAAATAGACCGCCTCATCCATCGCCTGGCGCTCATCGTCGGCCGGCAGCATCTGCTGCAGCTTGTACAGGAAGCCCTGATCCAGGGCATCCTGCAGCGTCACGCGGTGCAGGCTGATCCCCTTCGGGTTGCCGTTTTCCCGAGCTTCGCGGATCAACTGATTAAAGAAGTTGTGGCTGCCCCGGTGGGTACTGATCACCTCCATGGCACCGCCCCAGGTGATACCGGGGTAGGCGATACTCCAGAGCTTGCGCGGATCGGGGTGCAGGGCGAACTCATCCAGGATGCGCCCGCCCCGCTTGCCCGCCTGGGCGTCGGGGTTGGAGCTCATCGAGTGGATTCGCCGGCCGCTGGCGAACTGCAACACGTAGGCCGAAATGCGCTCCTTCGGGTCGACAACGACTTCACCGAGATCCTGGGCGGCCATGTTCATGATGCCCGCCCACATCTTGCAGTCTTCGATAAACAGGCGCGCCTGGAGATCATCGCGACTGCTGACCCACTGATCGTGCCGGGCTCCCGCCGCCGCGGTACGCTCATCCGCCGCGTAGGCCGACGACCAGGACAGTCCGATCTGGCGGCCTTTTTCCATCAATTTCAGGCGACTGGTGTCCTGGATCCATCGGGCTTGATAGGGCAGGAAAATGCCGTCTGGGTTGGCGGGAATGACCTTGGCGGCCCCCGTGTGCTGGCGGGTCATCAGACAATCCCCAGCGCGTCACGGATCGCCTGCTTGGTCTGTTCCGTGACGCCGGCGGCATTGGGCATCGCGTCCAGTTTCTCCCGTTGCTCGGCCAGGAAGCGCTGCCGGATCTCCGCCTCGCGCTTGTGGCTGCTCATGGCCGCCGATTCCAGCCGCTGGGCGGCGAGCATGGCGTCCTTGAGCATGCCGATATCGATCTCGTCGTCGGGGTTCTCCGCCTGGCGCATCATCGCCTTGAACAGCTGGGTGCGGCCGATCTCCAGGATCATCCGCGACAGGTCGCCGGTGGGCTTGTCGCCCAGCTGGCTGACCAGGGCGTTGGAGACCTCGCGCAGTTCGCGCAGGTCCTTGCCGATCGACTCCACCCGGGTGGCGTAGCGGTTGAGGCCGCTGCGGCTCAGTTTCAGCTCCGCGTCCAGCTGGGACTGTTCGATCAGTTCGTTGATGGCGTCGAGGATATCCGCCTGGGTCAGGCGGCCGTCGCGCAGCATGGCGTCCAGCTCGCGGCGGATCGGCTCGGGCAGCAGGTCGATCTTGGAGCGCCGCCCGCGGGTGGGTTTATCGGCCATAGAAAAACCTCACCCAGTCGAGGAGTCGGCGCTTCAGGCTGGGCGCAAAATAGCGCCCCTCGCCACCGCAGGCGCCGCTGTAGCGCTCTCCGACGCAGTCCACGCTGGCGCGGCGGACGGGTTTGCCGGTAGTGATCGAATACCCCTCCACCTCCCCGGCGCGCCGTGCGCAGCGCGGGAACAAGCCGCCTGTATCGCCATATTTGCAGTCGCAACAGGGGTTGGTGACGGCCCGGCTGGAATCGCGTTGGTCGATCATGGTTATTCCCCCGGTCCGGGGCGCTTGACCCCCGGCACGGTGGCACGCCCCTTGGCCACATCCAGCCCGCGCGCGCTGATCTTGACCACATACACGCTGGCCAGGGTCTCGTAACTCACCAGTCCCTGTTCCGCCAGCCAGGCGATATCGGCGTGCAGCCGGTCGCGGCTGACGGCATGGCCCCACAGCCCCAGGGCCTGCTGCAGAATGCTGGAGTTGATGGTGTAGTCCTGGTCCTCCGCCAGCAGGCGCAGGGTTACCAGGCGGCGGTCCTCTTGTTCGAACTGTTGAAAGGCCATGCTGGCTCCTTATACCTTGCTGTTCATCAGATAGTCGTGGATCCGGTCGAGGGTGTTGGTCACTCGGTCCAGCTTGCTTTCCAGCCCGGCGTACTGCTCCCGCAGGCGGGCGATATCGTCGTGGCTGGGTACCCGTTTCAGCTGCTCTTCCAGCAGCTGCAAGCGGGTGTCCAGATCCACCTGGCGGCGGCCGATGGATTGAATATCGCGCCGGTTGTCGCGCCGCCCGCGGTCGAGCCACAGGTAGACCGCCAGCGCCAGGGTGAACAGCCACTGGGCGAAATCGAGCCAGAACTTCCAGGCGCCGTAATCAAGATCCATGGCGTTGCTGCTCCTGTTTCTCGTGCAGTCGCTGGCAGTCGATGCAGCGCGCGGCGTTGGGCTTGGAGGCCAGGCGCGGGGCCGGGATCGGCTCTTCGCAGTCGATGCACAGCACCCGGCCGTCACTGATCAGCTGGGGCGGTTCGCGCCGCGGGCGCGCCGCCAGGGCCTGGTCGCGCTGCAGCTGTTCCAGGGCGGAGGCGTGGTCGGTGATATCGGTCATGGTCAGTCCAGTAAGCGGGAGATGGGGCGGCTGCCGGTGATGGCCATGGAAGGCCGGTATGCCGGACCGCCAGGAGGCGGCGATCCGGTGATGGCCTGCACCGCCGGGTGGCGGCTGCCGCGCTTCTCGGCGCTGCGACCGATCACCCAGGTGGCGCAGATGCCGCCCCAGGTGGCCCAGAATTCGGGGGGCAGCGGAATCGGCGGCAGCTCAATACCGAACAGGCGGTTGATCATCGGGGTGAGCACGTAGTTGATGCCGATAAACGCAAGGCCCGCGTACACCACCGAGGGGCGGGCGCGCTTGGTGAAGTTGTCCCCCTGGCTCAGTTCCGCCACCAGCACCCGCTCCTTGGCGCCCAGTTCGGCGCGCAGGGTCTGTTCGATCTCGGCATCGCGCTGCTGCAAGCGGGCCTCGACCTCCAGGGCGAAGCGGGCCTTCTCATCCGGGGTTTCGATAAAGCGATCGGCGATCTCGGCGATGCCGCTGGCGGCCTCCTTGACGCCCGTGCTGAAGACCTTGCCCAGCCAGCTCATGGCGCCGCCCCCGTCAGAACGGCCGCCAGGGCCAGGGCCAGCGCCCACAGCAGCAGGATCCCGCCCAGGGCGGGCCAGCGCAGCCGCTCCAGCAGCGCCTCGGCGCAGGCCGCCGCGCGCAGGTCGGGCCAGCCCAGCCAGACGAACAGGCCGCCAAAGGCGGCACAGCACAGCGCCAGCGCCTCCACCAGGGTCATGCCTCGCCCTCCAGCCCGCTGCGGTAGACCGCCTTGCCGCCCTGGCTGCGGGCGTGCAGCACCTGGCGCCGGCGGCGGCCGTCGCGGGGGCGCAGCAGGCCGACGTGGATCCAGTCGCCGAACTCGTCGATCAGCTGATCGAAGGCGGTGAGGTGCTCCTTGGCCCAGCGGATCACCTCGGCGGGGCTGTGCCCGGGCACGCTGATATCGGCGGCGAGGCCGTGCAGATGGGCGGAGTACTCGCTGGAGCCCACCGCCCGGTTGAGGTCCGGGCAGCGGTAGCCGGACAGCACCACCACCGGGCCGAAGCGGTCGCGGATCGGCTGCAGGCACTCGGCCGCCAGCTGGCGCAGCTTGGCCACCTGGTGCGCGTCGGGGCGGTTGGGCAGCCCCAGGCGCCGCGCGGTGGCGCTGCGGGTGAGTTCGTCGAGGGTGAAGTTTCTAGCTAGCTGGATGCGGTTCATCGCCCCTTTCTCTGCCGATTAACAAGGTGTTAACCGCAGGGTACGGGCTCGTGCGCGGGGGCTGGGTTTAAAGGGTATTGGGGGAGTGGGGGGTTGGATGAAGGCCGACGGGGCGCCGGCCTGGGGGTCGCTCTATTGTGGCGCTTTTGCCGCGCCGTGCAAGCGCAGCTGCTCGGTGGCGGCCTGCTGCAGCTGGCCCAGCACCACCAGCAGGGTGGCCAGGTGGTCGCGCTCGCCGTACTGCAGGTCGACGTGCGGGGTGAGCAGGTCGGTGACGGCGGCGTAGCAGCTGCCGATCACCTCCAGGTCGTCGGCGGGGTTGTCGCCGGGCCACAGCTCGATGGTGAGGGCGCTCATGCCTTGCCCTCCCGCACTTCCCGGGCCAGCAGGGAGATGGTGGCGTTGGAGCGCCCGGTCTGGCGGGCGATCGCGCCGTTGCTCAGCCCCTGGGCGGCCAGGGCGCGGATCCGCGCGCGCTCGGCGGCGGTCAGGGGCGGGTAGTTCGGCCGCTTGGGCCTGGGCAGGCCGGCCGCCGGGGTGCCCTCCAGGCACTGCACCTTGGCGCGCAGCAGCTCGATATACTCGTCCTTGCTGATGCTGATCGCCTCCGGCGCGGCGGGGGCCGACTGGCGCTGGCGCAGCTCGAAGAACGCCTTGACCAGGGCCTTCTTGAACTGCTTGACGATGGCGCTGTTGCGCATATAGGTCAGCAGCAGGGTGGCCTGGGGTTCGTTAAGGAGGGCGACCTCCCGCTGCTGGGTTCCGCCTGGGGTTTTTAAGGTCCGCATTTCAAATGCGAGCCTTCCAAACTCTTCCAGATCGGCGCGGTGCTGGCGCACCAGTTGGATCACAGATTTATGAGGGTACTGGGTTCCGTCGGCGATCGCCTGGGAGCTGGTGACGGGCTGGCCCTGGGCGAGGTGCACCAGGGCGATATGCAGATTAGGCATGGCTGCCTCCTTGTGAGTTTAAGTTAGCGACGGCGGCCCGTTAGTAGCGGGTAGCCGGGTGTCAACTAGAGCCTCACAAGACGCTCCGGGCCTATTCCCCCTTGCGGGGTCTTGTATTACGCCTCTCCACCCGGCCATAACTTGGACGGATTTGTACCCAAACGGCGGGCACAAAAAAACCGCAAGGCTGACGGGTGCGGAAGACCGCTTGTGAGTTCTAGTACCGCGGACTCTAGCCCCGTCAGGGTTGGGCTGTCAACTTCAGCCATCTCTGTCAGTCGTTAGCGTCGCCACGGTACGGCCTGATTGGTAGCCCGCACGTTCCACATCGAACAGGCCGTGGCTTTTCCTCATCCCAGCGCACAAACCCATACCCGGGGTGCCCTAACAAGAAACAAATTAACCGGCCAATACAGCACTTTAACCGCAGCATACGCCACCTCCATTAGATCAATTTTCAGAACAACCCCGGCTGCACCTTGGCCCGGTGCAGCGCGGTCTGTTCGCGAATAATCTCGTAGACCTTCTGTTCACTCAGCCCATACTTGCGCACCAGCGCCTTGATATTGCGCCCGTCGAAGGCGTCATAGAGGCGCTTGTCTCTCAAGGCCCGCTTGACCCGGTCGGCCTGGGGCAGGTAGAAGCCGCGACCGCCGCTCCTGAAACACAGCCCCACCAGGACCTTCTCGATCAGCAGGTAGAGTTCATCGCCTTCGTAGCCGGCGGCCTTCAGCTCGCCGCGCACGAAGTCGGCGATCTCGACCAGGTCCCGCGGCCAATTGCGCCGCTCCTGGATCAGGGTATCGTCCAGGTGGGCGGCGATGGGCTGACTGGCGTCGATGCCGAACAGGTCGGTCTGGTCGCTCATGGTTGCTCCTGCTGTGCCTGCTCAATTGCCAGCCGCTTGCGCCACCCCTTGAGGGCGTTGATCACCCGCGCGGTCATCGCCTCATCCCGCGCCAGCCACTCCAGGCTGTCGACCCCGACGCCGCCGTTGAGGCGGCTGGTGGCGCGCTTGACCCAGGCCAGCAGCGCCGCCTCGGAGCCGTCGCGGATCTGCCCGGCCTGCGCCATCTGGATCCACAGGGCGCGCAGCACGTCGATGGGGCGGCCTTGGCTCTTGGAGCTGTAGCGGCCGCGGCGCTCTCCCCGGCCCTCTCCCCGGCCCTCTCCCCGGGGGGAGAGGGGGCGCCCGGTGGTTTGAGACGGCTGGGCCTTGAAACCGCAGTTTTCCAGGTGTTTGAGCACGCGGAACAGGTCGCCGATACCCATCTCGGAACAGCTGCGCTGGCCGGTGAGCTGCTGCAGGCGATCGCGGTAGCTGTCGTCGTCCAGGCCCAGCTGCTGCTTGGCGATATGGATCTTGGCCAGGGTGGTTTGGCGGTTGTTGCGTGGCGGTTTCATGCTCATTCTCACGAACGTGACATGTCACGTTTTGGCAATTTCTCGCGATCGGCCCACATCAGCGACAGCAGATACTCGGTCTGACATTCGAAGCCGCGGGCGTGGGCGGTGGCGGCGATCGCCCGCCGCTCGCCGGCGGCCAGGTCCATCTGAAAGGGTTTCATATTCAGGCGCTTCTCCCGTTGGCGCTGGCGCTGCTTGCGCTCGGCGGCGGTCAGTGGCTTGTTCATTGTGTCTCCTTGGCTGCTCATCAGTGCCGGGCCACCACGCCCGGCAGACCGCGTTGGGGGTGGCTTGTTTGCCCCCAGCGGGTTTCGCTTTCACTTGCTGTTAGCCGTCATCCTTCTCCTTCTCGCAATCGATACGGATGGTGATCTCCTCGCTGCCTCCGCCAGAATTGAGCAGCGCCAGGTTCGGCGCTTCGGCGGCTCCGCAGTACCCATATTCACGTTTGAGGCGCTGAATGGCGTAGTTCTTGATGTCTTCGAGTACTTTGTTATCCATGGCGTTTCTCCAGTAGTTACGGCAAATCGGTTGCTCATCAGTACCGGGCCACCACGCCCGGCAGACCGCTTTAGGGTTTGGCGGGGTAGCCCACCGAACCCCAAAGGGTTTCGCGTTACGGCTGGTCCGGGCGGGCGTTGATATCGCCCCGCATCCAGCGAATGGCGTCGGCGACGCCCTCTTCGTAGCTCC